GCAAGTTGCTGAATAGCATCTGTACCTCTTTGTACCAAAGTTCCCTTGTCAATAACCCTCGTTTATCGCAATACCAAATAGCCTCGAATACCTTGTCACGTTCATCGTCGAATTTTGCACCTACAAAATGTTGAACCACCGCAAATGGTTTCTTTTCGGTTAGTAGGTCTTTGAGCGATTTGAAACCAAGCATTGTCCTAACTTCTTTCCTCTTTCTCATTCCTCAAATCGATTAGTAAATTCATCCTCTTTTTTGTCAAGTTCTTTGATTGACCTTGCAAGCGCAATAAGCGCAATCATTCCAAATGCTAAAAGTGCTATTTCCATAGTTTTAATTTTCCTCAAACGTACTTAATAAAGTCGTTCGATTTGCGTTAACATTAATAAATCCAACGTAAAAAGCGACGAATCAAACCAACTTTTCTAACTGTCGAAACAGGGCTTTTCTTATCGCTAAACGTTACAATCATTTTAGGTTTTCGACCTCGTTTAACTCTTGGTTTAACAACTATTGTTTCATTGTTTAAATCAGTTTTCTTCTTTACGTAAGACCTGTTTATCTCTTGCGTTTTCTCATCCACGGCTTTTGCTAAACGCATTGTAACTGGAATCTTTTCATTAAATCCGTTTACTGTCGTGTAAATGTTCAAATGCTTTAGTGCTGTTGTGGTGACATTCGAAAGACTATAATCTCTTAGTAATTGTCGAACATGAAGATAGTCCTTGTCGTGACCGTTTTCTTTCAGCTCTTTTAACACCTCGAATAATCTAATTACACGTAGCTCTTGTTGTTTTTTTCTTTTCATAATTTTCGTTTTTGTTTACACGACAAACCTACTGAATAAATCAATCCAATTTCCGTTAATGTGATGAGCGGTAAATAAACTTGATGAGTGGTAATTTATGCAATTTCGGAACGTGTATAGATTTCGCGGTTTTTTATACATGAAAAAAGCGCACCCCGAAAGATGCGCCAAAACCTAACTATGAACAAAAACTGTGTAAATATACGAATTAAAACACTACCCGACTATACCCTTTTTCGATTGTTTCAAATAATAAATCCTTTGGGGTTGGCTGTGCGTTCTCAAAACCTCGCACCAATGCAACGTGTTCAGTGCAATACAAGCGTTTCTGTTCTTTTTCTTCGCTCTTTTCCTTCCAATTATCGCGCTTCTTTTTGCAGATTCGATTGAGTAAGTCGATAAACCGTTTTCGCGGGTGACGAATGACAAGCGATTCAAAATCATAGCGAGTGCCTAACAGATCAAATTCAATCTCTTCGTATTGTTTGCGCTTTTCTTCGGTCATTCCCGTTTCACGCATGACGATGAACTTGTAATTGAAACGCTCTACCCATTCATCCCAAGGTTTGGCGGTTAATCCCTCACGTTGTGCATCAACAACGTACGGTTTACCGTTGATTAAACGGAAATGTCCCGCGTGTGAAAACTCGCTGTTTGCAATGGTTGTGATAGCCTTGCTTAATAGACCATCACCAACACAAAACAAGATATCGAAATCTTGCAATTGGCTTGGGTTAATCTTTACTTCTTTCATAAGGGGAATTTATAAGTTGTAATCTGTTTTATAATTCCGTGCGCTTTAGATTCTAACGCTTGGAACTTGGCAATCTTACCGCCAATTTGCTTGGGTGGCATACCTCGCTCAATAGCCCACCCTTTTGAACCATCACCATAATCATCTTTGTAAGTCCCCGTGATGAACATATGAATGTTCTTTTTCTGCACTTCGTATTCTTTTGTCTTAGCATTGTGTACAACCACATCCCTTTGAACATCGTCTGAAATACTTGTATGCGTGTGTCCCATTGTGAAGAAGTCGAAATCCTCATACATCTCCAATGCACGTGTGAGTGATATGATTCCACGGGTAACTATTCCACCTGATCCTAAACCATGATGATATTTGCCTTTATACGTTATGGTAACACCGTTTCTCAGTTCTTGACGAATAATAATCCAACCGCTATAACCGCCCAATTGAATTTTTGAGCCGTGTGTTAAGTTCATCTCACGCACCCAACGTCTAAGTAAGTCTGATTCATGGTGCTTATTTGGGGCGCTCTCATGGTTTCCATAGCTTACACCGAATATGATATGTGCATAAGGTGCAAACCATTCCACAGCAGTTTCAACGACCGCATCAAAGTAGTTTCCTTTATTGTGTTCGGGTAGAATATCAGATTTTGAACCTCTACGATCTGTTTTTCCCTGCATCAAATCCAGTGTATCTCCATTTAAGAAAACGGGAATATCGTTTTTAAGGCAATAGTCAAGGTCTTTTTTTAACTGCTTACGGTTGCATTTAGGATTATCCCAATGTAAGTCACTTAGAAAAGCTACCTCATTGCTTTTCCCCTTAATGTTTAAGGTGATGATATTACTTTGATTCTTGCTCATCTTCTTGCTCTTTAGATTCAACTTGCGCACCATCGTGCAATGCAACCCCACCCGATAACGCTGCGATTGTAGTTAATGCCGCAATGCCGAAAGGATTAGTGATAGCACCAACCAACAATAGCGCACTTGCAGCCGTTCCTACAACGGTCATAAGTCGACCTCTACGTTTATTCGCAGCAGGTGTCTTTGCCGTGAATCTCTTAAGCAATCTTTTGATTTTTCCTTTTTCCATTCGTTTCGATTTTAGTTTCTTTTGGTAACACACATACTAACGGATTTGGATGAGTGCCAGAATAATCAAGCAAGTTTATCGCAGTGCTACGGGTGTAGCAATCATGTAGCTGTTGCTCTACTTTTTCTAAGCGAGTTTCCAACTTGTTGATGTATATTAAGGATAGGAATAGGGCTACCGTTGCGCCTCCGTTTACCTTGACAAACTGGATAATTTTTTCGGCATTCATTGTGTTTTGTAAGTGTGTGAGTATAAAAGTACTAATTATTAGTTAACAGGAACTAAGGTATTGTGATATTAATTAAGTGATTCGACGATAGTATTAAGGTAAGTAACGGTAACATCTGTCGCATCTGTATCGTTTTCAACCCAAATTTCAACGTAATCATTTGTCGCTAATGAAGTAATGGTTTGAACCGCTACTGATTCGGCACGTTGGTTTGTGTTTGTTGTAACGTACATCTCGGAGTTAGGTATTACCGCCCCGTTTTTCGCTACATAAAAGCCTATCTGTTTGTTTGAAGTTGTTGATGTGACAGATGCAACCGCAGTTACTTTAAAGGTTCGTGTAAGCGCACCTATGTACGTTGCGCGGTTGTTTGAGTGTGTAAATCGTTGGTTAACACTTGCTGCCGTTGTTGTTCCCGCAATCTTAACCGCTACACCTTGCGTTACAATATCAGTAACAGTAGCGTTGCTCTGCATATAGTAGTTTGCAAGTTCAGCACTATTTGAGATGTTTCGACAGTTTACGAATAGTGATTTATTATCGTTGTACTGAACACCTGCGTTATAAGTGCCTCCACCGCTAAAGTTTACCGTGTCTAAGATATAACCCTCAACAGGAATGCTTGCACTTGTCGAAACGTTCAAAGATGTTTCACCACTTAGCGAAACAAATGAACTGTAAATAACTCTGAAACGTCTTGTTATTGTTGCAGTGCTTGGTATTGTTATTGTTGTTGAAGATGCGCGACCATCGAACAAACACTGGCTAAAACCAACCGTACCAAATGAACCGTCAAAAGTTAACCCCGCTGAATTGATTAATGCGGAATCGGTCATGATAAAGTTATTGTAATTGGCAATAGTACCAACAACCGCACAATCAGTAAAGTTAACGCCAAACCAATCTAATGCCGTGGTTGGTGAACTGCTTCCATTCAAATTCAATGCAAGTTGCGCCTCAATCGTAATGTTGCGAATTGGCAAAGAGTAAACCGATGTAATTAACGGATCTGTTAAACCCGTTGACTTAATACGGCAATTCTCAGATGAACCGCCTATGATAGTTGTGTTTTCACCACATACCAAGCGGTCACCTTGCAGGTCGATTGTAGTTGTTATGAAGTACGTGTAATTGTCAACCAATGTAATCACACCACCAACAGAATTTGGTAAGTCCGAAACGCTGTTAACGATTACTAACTCCTTCGCTGCGCTACCTCCCGCAGCCGTACTAAAACCCGTATTATCGCGAATCCACGTTTTGAAGTCAGCATACGCAACACTGTTTTCATCTCTTATATCCGCTTCAGCAATACCCTCTTGAGTGATTAGGTTGTCACCTTTGCGTAAGTACCACAACAAATCTGAACCTTGGTCTGCACTAACTTGCGATGCGACAACCTCTGTAACATCTGCAACACCGTTATCAATAATAAGGTAGTTCCCATCTTTGTAAATCTTTGTAGCCATTATTCAACAGTTGGAGTTAACAAACTTTGCATTTCATCAGCCGTGACTTTTTCCACATCGCTTGCAGTGAGATTCCAGAAATAAACCTTTTGCGCTTCCGTACCATCCCAAACTTTGGAATTGATAAAGTCAATTTGCGCAATCATAACGTCATCATATTGGCTTGGGGTAGGATTACCAACCGCACCGTAGAAAGTTGACATCTTGTAAATGGCATCGCGCTTTGAAATGATTTTTAGAAATGGTCTTGTAACCGTTCTTTCCTCAGCTTCATAGTAGTTAACCGTTTCGCCCGTTTCGCCATCTAAACGCGTTTTAAGCACGTTTACATTCTCTACCCTTGTTACGCTTTCAATTGTGTACATAAACACGTCAAACGTTACTGTTTGCGCTTCTTTCGATTCTCTACGGTTGCACGCTTCCATGTACACCACCGCGCTTTCACGGTTCATCGCATCCACTACCTGTGGCTCTTTAGTTCTAATCATGATTATCTTTTTTTTTATTGAATTGTTAAAAATCCTCCGCCTACTATGTTTGTCGGATTAGTTGCCCATGTTGGGTTAACGAATACCATTTTAACCAAATCTCCATCGACAAAAGGAATATTTAACGATGTGTTATTCCAATTCCTAATAATTGTATTTGCGCCAACTGTTTGAACAAGGTAGTCCGTACCATTGTGACGAACGTACAAAGACCAGTTTTCGTTTGAGCCAATAACACCCGCGGCAAAAGTGGTTAGATATGCGCCACGTATCACACCGCTTCCGCTCATTCTCATGTCTGCATATGTTGGGTAGACCGCTACGTTTTGCAATCCACCTATACTACTTCCAAAGCCTAATGTTAAGTTGTCTTGTGGTGAAGATACTGAAAATGATATGGTAATAAATCGTGTATCAACACCTTGCCAAAACGTACCGTTGTAGACTTCCTTTCTGTTCGTTGTTGTATTGTAGATTTCCAACCCTGTTGCGGGCGTTCCAATCGCATCACGTTGGGCTGTGGTCATGCGTGGGAGTAGTACACCTTTTGTCGTACTTCTAATCTCAGTAATCGCGCTCGCATCAATTGCGCCCGTTGCACCCGAATATGTTTCAATGAGAAAGTCACCTCTAAAATCACCCGCCTTGCTTGTAGCGGACTCACCCTCAACACCAATACCCGAAGATGATGAACCAGAAACACCCGTGCCACTTGTAGAAGAACCCTGTACACCCGCTGCAGTGTTTGCAATCGCAGTCACGGCAGTCCCGTTACTTGTGTTTTGAAAGTAAGCAACCTGAGAGCCTGTGTTGTACATGACCAATCTACCGTTATCCAATTCCAAGTCGTAACCCGCTAATTGATGGTCACGATTTCCTGTGAATGTTAGGTTTGTGTTTGCGAAGTTGGTATCTCCTAATTGCGCGCCTGTAACGCGTTTTGAAACGTAGCCCCCTAATCCGTCTGGTTCGGAAATTTCTACCAAGTCTGTTGAACCAATAGTTGAGCCTTTAGCGGGTAATTCACTTATTTTTTTTGTTGACATTCTCTAATGATTTTAGGTAAATCTTAATTTTCTCCGCGTTCTTTTGGCGCGGTTTACTTTGTTTTATAGTACCCATCCTATGAAATAATTGTCTGAATCAGGTGAAACATCACCATTTGAGTTTTCGTTGTATTCTGGAAATAAATTCTGATTGTAGCAAATGTAGTCGTTCAAACGCTCAGCATAATTTTGAGCGGTTTGTCGTTCCTTTTCTACTAAGAAATCAACCTCATTTTTATCAACGCTTTCACTGTTTTCTGCACCGTGTTTATAAACTCCCTTATTTGCCACCGTATAAGCCGCCCACGGCAAATATTCAACCATTGCAAAGTGAATCAAAACGGGCTTAATGTATTCGGTAACTAATGTTAAATAGTCGCCTGACAAAGTCGCGTTTTCGATGTCGTCTTTAATCTTGTTTAGCAAGCGTGTACCGATAATATTCTGTAAATGTATATCTTGCGCAATCTTGATGTATTGCACGAATTTATCCGTATCTACATTCCCGTTTAAGGATGTGAACTTTACAAGATCGTTTCTGTTGATTAAAAGTGCTTCTGCCATTTTATCCGATGTTTTTCTTTACCCAGTTTGGATGGTGACCGTTATACGGCATGTCCTTTGGAGCAATTTTACTTTGTGCGTTTCCTGTTGGTCTAGGTTGGTATGTCTTTGGTATTGAACTCACCTCTTTAGCTGAACTCAATGACTTAAATTCTGTATCCTTTTTAAGGCGATACAAAGCCTCTGACCAATAGTGTGAACAGTTTACACCGCCTTTGAATTTGAACAAGTCATAAGGCTGTTTTTCGTGTCCTAATTCTTTATTAACTCCTGCACGGCTTGCACGGTCAATGTCTTCTAAGCGATAAACAACCCCGCTATTTGTGCGGCTCATCATTTGCTTGCAGAATTCACGGCTGTTTGCGGACGAATAACGCTCTGAATATTGGTAGCGTACTTTGTAGACTGACTTGTCTAGGTAACTATCGCGGCTCGGTTGCGCTTTAATTACTTCTGCAAGTTTCGCAAGGAATGTCTTTTTAGGTTTTATCAAACGATTCGCCCATTCTTCAATAGGCTCGTTATCCTCTTTGTATTCGCGTGTGTCAACCAATTCCCACTCATCGTCTACACTTTCACCTTCAAGTGTTTCTAAGATGCCATTAAATTCGTCGTCGTTTAAATCTGACGATAACTCCACGCCAGTTTCCTCTTGTACTTGCTCTTTGTTTACAGCGTTTTCGACATCTACAAATTCAAGCGGCTGCAATGTCTTAAAGAACAACTCTAATTGAACTTGATTGTATTGTAGGATTGTTTCAAATGCATCTGTTAACAGTTCTTGTTTTGGTCGAATCACCATGTTGTCAAACAGGATAGAACTATTCTTTAATTCGTCTGCATTTGAAGAAAACCCGTTAGTAGATGCAACCCCAAACAAAAGAGGGCTAGTAACGTTGTGCGAAAGCATGATTTTACGCAAACATTCTTCGCTTAAGTACTCGTAATGCTTTGGCGCATCGTTCAAAGGAATATCGTCAACCGTTGTGCGCATTTCTGCATTCTGGTTAAATGACACGATAACCTTTTGACCTTTTGAACCTGTTAGTTTGTTTAGAACCTTGCGGCTAGTTACATTCTGTTGCTCTTCGCTTGGAATGCCATTATTGAAGTTTACAACCTTTGTGCCACTGAATCCGTTCTGAACCTCGTTAATAAGGTAATCAGAAATTTCTTCCTCTAGCAACGCATAAGGCAAAGCACCTTGGTAATCAACTAAAGAATAGTACTTCATACCCACGGTATACTTACGCACAAACATAACCTCTAAGCCTTCGCTAGATGTACCAAACGCTGGCACTCTTTTAGGTGGGAATTTCTTTGTATCGTTCCAATTATCCGAATAATAGTACCCTGTGATTTCTCCGTTTTCGTCGCACTTTTCAGATCGCCAAAGTTGAACAGGTGAATGATATACGCTAACAATCTTTTTACGGTCTTTGGAATAAATCACTTGAATCATTGCACCGCCTAGTAAGTACAAATCGTCAACCATTTTACGTACTTCTTCTTTTGGAAATAGCGTTACCATTTGCGCGTATTCGTTCGGGTGTTTAGATGCGTTTAATGCGCCCAAACCGCGCCCGTAAATTAAACGGCAAATGTTGTTAATGATGGCGTTATTCGTCGCGCTGCCTGTGTACCTGTCAATCAAGTACTGATAGTAGTCATTATTTGCTCCGTATTCAACCCATTCATCCTTTTTACTTTCCTGAATTACAGGTGAAGTGTAAGATGAAAGTTGCAATACGTGAACGTTTGTATTATTATCACTCATAGAAAACAAATTCGTTATTAGTGCTTGTTGCTGTATATTGACCGTTGTTAATTGTGAACGATGTTAACGGTTGATTAGTGCAAAATACTTTGTCATAAAAAACCAAGTCCGTACCGTTGTAAACCTTCACAATGTAGAAACGATTTTCAACCGTTGGAAATACCGAATCAAATGAATAGTAGTAGTTTCCGCTTGTGCTTGGTATCTGAATATTTGAAAGCGTTAGAACTGTTAATTCGCCTGTTGCTTCATCCAATACCGTAGCACCATCGAAACTCGTACCTTGTGGCATGAATCTGAATGTTTGCGCGTTGTTTGTTTCGTTTAGTATTGTCATATTTTTATAATAACGAATTCCCGATTTTGTATTAATAAAAAAGGGTAGCCGCAGCCACCCCTCTTAACTCAACAAATGGAAACCTATTAAGATGTCACGATTGAAGCACCCGAACCGAATACAGAAGAAACCGCACCCGCTAGTGTCGCCTCGCTTGAACAATCCAAGAAGTTCGCAGGAATATTCTCCATTGCTGTGAATGTCAAATTGTAACCGTTAAAGTCACCCATTGCAGTACCGCTTGAAATTGTTCCAGCTGTCATGTCAGAACCGCGCTCCAATCCCATCAAAAAGAATTGGTTTGTACGTGTCTTAACAACGATGTGCGGACGACCATAAGCCAACAATTTAACTGTTTTGTGTGTAGCAACGTCCTGTTTTTTCAACTGAATAGTAAGTACCTGTTCAACGAATGTAGTACCGTTATCGCGTGACGTTTGAATTGTTTGCTCAAATGAGTTCGCACCTTTCAATTCGTACTTGTACAAAGATGTAACCCCAGCAACATCAGTAATTAAGTCAGTGTTAGTTCCGTCATACGTTACATCTGCCTCTGCATCGTACGCTCCGTAATTAATGAAGTAGATAGCATCTAGTCCCGAAACACTGTCTTTGCAGGATTCTGCTCTACCGTTTGCAATATCGCAAGCCATATCTTTAAATTTTTAATGTTATAAAAAAGGGTGGTGTTTTTTGCACCACCCGATTACCTTGTTTTGCTAATTATTAGTTAGCTCCGTTAGTGATTCCGTATGTAACGATGTCACCCGCGAATCCGTACTGAACACCAGCAGTCAATCGCATGATAACACGAACGTTTTGTGAACCGTCGATGTCTGCCATGTCGATTAATTTAACCTCGTTATGGTCAGCTAGCAACCCTGTACCAAACCACAAGTTTTCTTTTGTAGTCAACATTGCAGTGTTAGATGCAAGACCGTTTGCCATTTCAACAGGAATACCGTCGAACGTCAAACCGCTTCCCATTGAGTACCATTGTGTCCCTTGGTTGTTTGTACCGTTAGCACCTACACCAGAAGCAGCGAAACCACCCAAAGCACGTACATACGCTTTGTAAATGTTTTGTGAAACATACAAAGTCAATCCTTCTTTACCGTACAAACGAGATGGCAAAGCATCTACGATTTTACCAAGTTCTGCAACTACGTTAGAAGAAAGAACACCACCACCTACTGCTGCGATTTCTTGAGCCGCTGGTAAGTTAGCATCCGCTGCAATCAATGTAGTAAAACCATCGAATTCTCCAGCGTTAGCATTAACACCTGTCCAGATGTTTGTTTCGTTTTTAGCAGCTACTTTTTCAGCAACGTAAGCCAAAAGGAAATCAGCAAAAGATTTTGGAAGTTGATCGAAAGCAGAATAACCCATTGAAACTGCATCCCAATCTGAACGGAAATCTTTTTTACACAATTCCAAATTCACTTGGAACTCCTCAGGCTGCAATACGCGCTCTGCGATTGTGATAGTTGAAGTAGCTGTAAAGTCACAAGTAGCATTTTTCAAGATATCGTCAGTAGACAAAGTCTTTACAACTTGCTTGTACTTGATGTTAGGTTTAACCGTAATTAGGTTTTTAGAAATTGTTGGAGCAGATAACAAAGCAGCAGCAATGTATTTACCTGCTGATTCTCCTGCGTAGGTTGTAGTAATTGATGTAACCGTAGCCATTTTTATTTGTTTAAGAATGAATAAACTGATTGTTTAATTGAAGGCGCACCTTTTGCACCCCATGTGAAGCCCTCTGACTTCGTTTCGTTTTCGGGATTGTGAACGATAGGAGCAGCAGCAGGCTCATCGCTTTCCGTAGAAAGTTCAACAGGCTTTTGCTCTTTAAGTTCTTGAACTTGTGATTTCAAAGATTCGATTTCGGCTTTTAAAGCGTTAACTTCTTCAGCACTGAAATACGTTTCCTTAACCACAGATTCAACAGTCTTCTTCGGAGCTGTTTGCTCCATTTCAGTAGGTACTGCTTCAGGTGCTTCAATCTCCACTTCGACCTCTTGTTCAGGTGCTTCCGCTTCTTTGATTTCGGCAATGATTCCTTCCTGCTCGACAATCAAGATGCGCCCATCTTCAAGAGAATACTCTCCAACGGGTAATGCAACAGTGCCGCCATCTGTAACGATAGAAACCTGCATACCTGCCTCGAAAGATTCCGCTTCGATTGTTGTTACACCATCTTGCAAAACCATTTGGGCTAACTTGACCTCAACAGCCTTTAGCCCTACTGCTTTCAAAATGTTGTTTATTTGTTCTTTCATACAATTAAAATTTAGGATTTGTAAAATGTATGTTTTTTTTAGTTGCTTGTACGAATCAAAGTACGCTCCGTGTTTGTGTTGGTAATGTTCGACACTCGCTGCCCTGACGTTGAACCGATCCCTTGGTTTTGCGTTTCGCCTTTACAGTTTTCGATGCTGTAAGTACCATCTGCTCCAAGGCATCCACGCTTACCACCTTCTGGGCTTGTGCTTTTCTTTTTAGCCATATTACTTGTTGTTTTGAATTACTTCTTCTAGTTGCTTAATGATGTCGTTTTCGTCCGATGCTTTGAACAGTTTCTCCAATCCTGAAAACATCGCCTCGATTGAAAAGCCTGAATAATCACCTGCTTTTACTTTATTCCACTCATCATCGTTGTACAACTTCATTTTAACCGCCCAACCATCTTTGATTGGTTCGATTCCGTACATATTGATTTTGTCGTTTTTGACATCTTCTGTCATCCACGATTCAATAACGCTTACACCGCTAACAGGCTTTTCGTGTTCGCTCGTTACGTTATTAAGATTCAAACGCTTCATAAATAGTTCAGCGGCTAGTTTTACCGTGTCACCTGTGAAGTAGATATTAAACTCCTTGTCTTGCATTTTACGGTAAATGCGTTTGTCAGGAATCAGAGCATAGCCTACAACCTCGCGTTTTTCTTCATCCGTTACTTTTAGTTCAATCTTATGTTCTGAAAGTGCAATGAAGTTTTCTTGAATAGCAGGATTTTTCACAAGGCTAATTGCGAATACTCCATCCTTTTCAAAATCTTCAATCGTCAATTCAACTTCTGGTAGATTCTTCATGTTATTTTTATTTTAAAAGTTTACAGTAATTGTTTTGTATGTTTATCCGAATGTGGCATTCTTGACAATGTTTCTATCAAGTGCCTGTTGACTTGTCACCTCGTTGCTCACTACGTATGCTTTCACAGGTTGCTGCGTATCGAATTGTTTAAGCGGGTTTTCACTACCTTGACCTACCAAGTTAAAAGATGGCGTAATGCTTCCCGCGCCTGTTGAACCGCCACCGCCTCCGCTTGGTGCGCTCGCTGACATTGAACCACCACCGTCAAACTTTTGCGCTGCAATCTTTTTAACATTTGCAATACCCGCAGCAACCGCAGCAGCCGCAGCAATAGCCCCACGAATTGGTGAAGTTGGATCTGGAGCAGGAACGAACTGCGAAGCATAAGCAGCAGTAGCACTTTTGTAAGTGTCAATTAATGCGCTCGCAATATTTACCGCCTTTTGTATTTTAAACGCTCGCTCAGCAGATTTTTTAGATTTACCCGCAAATAATTCTGTGAGGCTAGAAATTGCGCTAAGTACATTTTGAGCCGTTTGGATTCTTTGTTCTTCACGTTGCTTTTCTTCTTGTGCCTGTTTAATTTTTAGAGCGATATAAGCGTCTCCAATTTCTTTTGTGGTGCTTAACTTTTCTTCACCTATTGTTTTTTCAATTTTTAACGATTCCTCTTGGCGCTTTTTAAGGACTGCAATATCTTCTTGCATGTCCTCATTTTCTTTACGTAACGCTTCTTGACTTGCTTTAAATCTAATCTCGGTTAAAGCCTCCATTCTGGCTTGCTCTAAAATAGCCGTGTCTTGTCCGTACTTCTTTGCTAGTTTGATTAGTTCTGCATACTTTTCTTCCGTGCGTTTAATCTCTAATTCGTCCGATGAAAGTTTGCTGTCTGCGTAGTCCTGTTCTGCTTGTCGGATTTTATCTAATGCTTCACGTCTTGCATCCGCTGCCTTTTGTGCTGCTTCTTTTTGCTTTTCAGCCATTTCAATAGCCGAATCTCCTGCAATGCCGTTTGCCTTTTCTTGTTGCTCTGCTGACTTAAGCAAATCACCAGCTAACTTTTCAAGGTCTTTCGATTCTTGTTCTAGCTGTTTTTTACGCTCTTTTGTACGCTTGTTTTGAGCCTTAATAATTTCTTCAACACCTTTCTGATTTTGCCCAATAGACATTAAGAAACCGCTTGTAATATTATCCATAGCGGTTGTGTTGTTCTCTTGTGCAGCCGTTAATGATGCCGCCATTTTTTCAGCACTCTTAGCAAATAGCGCATTTGCTTGCGCCTTAAGTGCTTGGGCTTTTATGTAAGCATCCGCTTTTGCAGCGTATAGCCTTTCCGCTTCGTCTAAAGATTTAGCCTTTCCAAGTGAATCCCCTAGCGTATCGTTGTAGGTTTTAAGTGCTTCCTCTTTTGAGATTACGCCCGACTTCGCTAAATCAAAAGCACTCTTTACCTTTTGCGTTTTCTGAATAGCATCCTGCGCGCCTTTGCGATAATCTTCTAAAG